TATATGAGATAGCCGTTAAACCTACACAAGATAGCCGTTTTACGACTACATTAGAAGAAACAATATACAATAATAAAATAGATGAAATAATAGGTAAGAATAAAGGTAATCTTGATAGTATAATAGACAGTCTCGCTACCCTCCCTGCCGAAACACTTAAATTAGATACTAAGAATGTCTATTATTGTAAACTAGCTATTGAAAGAAAGGAAGAACTAGCTCGTCAAAAAAATATAGTTGATCCAAGAATAATACAAAGGGAACTAAAGAAGATTACAAGGGAAAAGAACTTCGCATACAAAAGAAAGAAAGAATATAATATAAAACATGGTATCAAACCATGGGAAAAATAAAGATACAGTGTGAGGCAATAGCTCGTCATTCTGGTAAAAGATGTAGATGTAAGGGGTACTTCACTCCAACGTCAAGACGTATGCTTTGTACTTATCACAAAGGTAGTAAATCTTGGGATCATAAGACCAGGAAATATAAAGGTTTATACAGAAACAATAACATTGATATTCAAGCTAAGATAAATATGTTAAAGAACTTAAAGAACTTTAAAAATAAAACGACAGATGAAATCAAAAGATATATCCAAGACCAAGAGCAAAGAGCTAACACTCTCAGATACAGAACTAAATACTATAATAGATCGTATTCACGATGGCGAAACAATGTTCGAGTTGGCAAAAGATTTACGGATCAAATTGACAACGCTATACAAATACTTGGATCAAAACCCAAAGACAAAAGAACGATTTGAACTAGCACAGGAACGAGGGATCAAGACTTTAGTTGAGAAGATGTTGGTCCTATTCAATAATGATAACCCTGATGTTGATCCCAATATGCTTGTCTTTATTAGAGAGAGAGCCAACTATTTAAAGTGGTTAGCTCCAAGAGTATCATCGTTATTTACTGAGAAACAAAAGATTGATGTTAAATCTGATCAGTCTATACGAATAAGCTGGGAAGATAATCAACCGGATATGATTGATGTATCAGGGGATATAACTGACATACCCCCTGATAATAAAGATTAATTATTTTTCATTTATATATTCATAATAATTAAGGCAAGTTGAAATATCTTGTGCTGATCTTTTATCAAGACAAATAGCAACAACATCAAAACTTCCATCTTGACAATCTCTTTTCACTGCACTTCCCTCATTAAAATATAAACCTTGTTCGTTTATTTTTTTAACTATTTTTTTCGTAATCATATTTAATATTCCATTTTAGATTCAAATCTAACTTCTATTTTATTGTAAGGATCTCTTTCAATACAGTTTTTAATCTGTAAATATAACTCTCCAAGATCAAAGCAATTATCCTCAAATAAAAGTTTCTTTGTTATCTTTGGTGTAGCATACTTGATATGCTTTTTCTTTTTGTGATCGTAATAACTATCATCAACTCTTACTGATGATATTCTCACATTGTCGTAGGTTATCATAGCTTTCCCTCTCATTGTTTATTGTTTGTTTTCCTAGTCGTATATTTTGTTGAGTAAGTTTTATAAGGTTCATAACGAAACCACTTGTTATATCTTGCTCATCAAAATTTTGTTGTTGTAGTTGTTTATTTATCATTTGGTATAAGTGTTTTATCATATTTTTTAAGCATATTTCTTAAATCCCAATCTTCTTTTATTTGTTTTCTTAATATACTTATTTCACTTGGATCATTACAAATATCAGTTATTACATTTGCAATCCATTTATGATAATCTTTATCTAAATATTTATTTACCATTTGTTTTGTTATCATTTTGTTTTTCCCTTTCTATTTATTTAAAATATTATAGCTCCAAGAATAAAACTAGCAATAGCAATTACTATTTCTGTTCTATATAGTAAGCTCCAAGCTA